AATATTAGACGGATGGCCGCTTTACCAATTTGAAATAAAGTTAAAGTAACTTCTTGTTATTACCATATTGCCATTTGGAGACACTATATATTGTCCCCAATATATCAGAGAGATGCAAATGAGAAGTCAATTGGAGACACTTGACCAAATGGCTCGGCCACGTCGTTTTAAAATACAAGCCAAAAATTATTTCCTTACTTATCCCAAATGCAATTTAACTAAAGAAGAAGCACTTTCCCAATTATTAAATATAGATACTCCAACAAATAAAAGATTCATCAAAATCTGCAGAGAGTTGCACGAAGATGGGGAGCCTCATCTCCACATGCTCATCCAGTTCGAGGGCAAATTCCACTGCACGAATAACCGATTCTTCGACCTGGTATCCCCAACCAGGTCAGCACATTTCCATCCAAACATTCAGGGAGCTAAATCAAGCTCCGACGTCAAGTCCTACATCGACAAGGATGGAGACACACTTGAATGGGGTGAATTCCAGATCGACGGCAGAAGTGCTAGAGGAGGCTGCCAGAATGCTAACGACGCATGCGCCGAGGCATTAAACGCAGGTTCCGCTGAAGCCGCTATGGCTATTATTAAAGAGAAACTCCCTAAAGATTTTATTTTTCAGTATCATAATTTAAAATGTAATTTAGATAGGATTTTTACACCTCCGTTGGAGGATTATGTTTCTCCTTTTTTATGTTCTTCTTTCGATCAAGTTCCGGAAGAACTTGAAGAGTGGGCGGCGGAGAATGTTGTCAGTGCCGCTGCGCGGCCATTGAGACCCATAAGTATTGTGATTGAAGGGGATAGTCGTACCGGGAAGACAATGTGGGCTAGGTCATTGGGTCCACACAATTATTTGTGTGGTCATCTTGATCTTAGTCCAAAGGTGTATTCAAATGAAGCATGGTACAACGTAATAGATGACGTCGATCCTCATTATCTAAAGCACTTTAAGGAATTCATGGGCGCACAACGGGACTGGCAAAGCAACACAAAGTACGGGAAACCAATTCAAATTAAAGGAGGTATCCCGACAATCTTCCTCTGCAATCCAGGACCCACTTCATCATATAAAGAGTACTTGGACGAGCAAAAGAACGCACCACTAAAGGCCTGGGCAATTAAGAATGCGATCTTCGTCACCATCCAACAGCCATTGTACTCAAGTTCCTATCAAGGTCCAACACAGAGCAGCCAAGCAGAGGCTTCAGAGGAGGAAGAGGATAGACCTTAATTGCGGGTGCTCGTACTACTTGTCACTCAACTGTCGCAACAATGGATTCACGCACCGGGGAACTCATCACTGCGCATCAGGCACAGAGTGGCGTCTATACCTGGGAAATCGCCAATCCCCTATATTTCAGCATCACGGAACACTCGAAGAGACCATTCAACTACAACCACGACATAATCACAGTACAACTCCGATTCAACCACAACCTAAGGAAGGAACTGGGGATTCACAAATGTTTCATGACCTTCAAGATCTGGACGACCTTACAGCCTCAGACTGGTCATTTCTTAAGAGTCTTTAAGACTCAAGTTAGTAAATATTTAAACAATCTTGGTGTAATTTCAATTAATAATGTAATTAGAGCAATAGATTATGTATTGTTTGATGTAATCAACGAAACCTTATGGGTGGAACAAAATTATGATATAAAATATAAACTTTATTAATTTGTTACAGAATCGTAGAAATACACACGTATTTTAAGAGTAGCATACACTGGATTAGAAGCATGAGTACATGCCATATACAACAACAAAGCATTCTCCGTATGGTTCTCATACTTAGCAGCTTCTTGATGATTATACGTCACATGGCTGTTGAGCCTGAAGAATCGCTTTACCAAGGCCTGTTCCTTCAAACCAGAAGGTCCACCAACAACAGTAGCAGTGAATTTCCTTAAAACTTGGAAACGATCCCTAAAATCGTTCTTCACCGTTGCTGTGCTGGGCTCATTGTCAAACATATTAAACACCTGCCCAAAGTCCATTGGACTCGGGCCATAAGGCCTCCTATCTCTAACCAGGAAAAACATCACATTGTTCGTGTGATTCTGCTTCTTAATGTTTTCATCCATCCAAACTTTACCTAATATATAAACAGACTTAACAACAAAACGTTTACCGGTCCTATGGGTCAAACCAGGACCCTTAGTAATATCACTAATACACCTAACCACACCAACATGCTTCACGTCATCACGTTGTTCGTAAGACTGGATCTTACACGGGCCTTCACAGCCCCTAGGGACATCAGGATTTTTGTACATCCGGTACATCCTGGGCTTTCGGTACATGGGCCTGTTGACCCATGCTCGCCGTTTGTTTGTGACGAGGACAGTGGGGGCAGCAGCACGGCTCAAGTATGGGCTGTCGAAGTTCAACCGGCGACGCACCTTGGACGCGGGAGTGGAAATTACTATATCGGCAGGTCGCTTCGACATAATTCTTCGTCCTGAGAACGACAATTAAATCACGAATTAACTCGAACCCTAACGTACCTGGCTCGTACTGTTTCTCTACAGCCTGCAAATATTTAATAGCTAACATACAACGGAAACCGTGAACAGTTTCTGGAAAATCGTTAAGAAGTGGATCCCACATGATTGCGGTTTAAATGCAAAAAAAGACAAATATAAAGACTCCTTGGTCGACAAGGAGTTTAAATAAGCATCATACGCGAAGTGTGATTGGCTCCGTGCAGTTCAAGGGGGCCCACGCTTTTTCGGGGGCGCGGCCATCCGGT